CAACTGATTATGTTGCAATTGGCGCACCGTCTAATACTGTTGGTGTAACATTTACGGCAACAGGTGTGGGCGCAGGTAGCGGCACAGCGGTAACTAATGATAACGTATGTATCAAAACCGTTGCTGCGGGTACTCGTACCTTAGTCACTGCTAACTCAATTTTAGTTCGTGATCGCACAGTTCAATTATCACAAAATGCAACCACTGCGATGATTTTGGCAAGTAAAAACTTGTCGGTTCGCGTATCGGGTTAAGTGTTACCGGCAGTGTGTCTTTTAGGCACACTGCTATTTTTTAGTTTATTGGAGTTTAATCATGGCAATTCAAAAAGAATTACATACAGAAGAAGTACGCGGCAGAGCAAAACCTACCATTAATTTGGAAGACAGTCTTGTTGATATTCGTGACAATGAAGAAATTATTGTTGAAACAAGTGGTATCGATTTAGATTATCTTGATGAGCTTCAGTTCATGGAAGAAAAAGTTACTATTCGTATTGAGCCTTCAGCAGATAGATATGCGCCTCGTTTTGTTGACGTAGCTGTTAATGGTCGTATTGAATGGCTTGAAGTGGGAAAACCTATTGGTGTTGCTCGTAAATATATCGAAGTTTTGGCAAGAGCAAAATCAGATACTTTCATTACTATTGCGCCTAATACTAATGATGAAAATCCTGTGAATTTGATTTCTCGTAACACATCGCAAAAATATCCATTCAGTGTGATTAAAGACCCTAATCCCCGTGGATATCAATGGTTGACGACTGTATTGTCACAATAATTTATTAACCGTACTGGAATTAAACCATGACATTTCTTGAACTCGCTAATCGCCTTTTATCTGAAGCAGATATTTCTGGTGCGGGACTCATCACAACGGCAAATCAACAGGGGGAATATAAACAAGCTGTTGATTACATCAATACTGCGTATGCAGATATTCAATTACAACACGCCAATTGGGATTTCCTACGGGGAGATATGTCATTTAATACCATTATTGGTGTAAATAATTATTCTGAAACGGGTATCAGTTTGCTAGATTTAAGCGAATGGTCGCCCGAAACTATGCGTATCTATTTAACAGCGAATGGTATTGTCAGTGAACAATATCTAATTCCTGTTGAATGGGATGAGTTTAGAGATTTATTTATGTTTGGGAATGCGCGTATTCAAACCGGATTCCCAACACACTTTACAATAAAGCCTGCGGATAATTCACTTACGTTTTATCCTATACCAGACAATGTTTATACGGTAGAAGGTGAGTATTATAAAAACCCTTCTATCTTAGTAAACGATACCGATACTCCTATATTCCAATCACGTTTTCACATGATCGTGGTTTGGCGAGCATTGATGTATTTTGCAACACAACTTAATGCTCAAGAGCTTTACGCCATCGGTAACATTGAATATCGTAAATTACTTTTTAAACTTGAACAGTTTAATTGTCCTGTCCCTACTGCTTCGGAAGAACTCGCATGAGAATGAATGCGTTACCGGATGTTAAAACCCTTACGCAATACTCGCGTTTTGCCGGTGGTCTTGATTTGGTATCGCCACCTCTTACTATTGATGCAGGTAAATGTATTTCGATCAATAATTATGAGTGTAATTCGCTCGGCGGTTATCGTCGTATTGATGGTTATGAACGTTTTGATGGCAGACCTTCTCCTAGCGCTCAAAGTTACTACTACTGCCCTTGCACGTTTGTAGCGGCAGTCACAGTAGGTCAAACTATTACTGGGGCAACAAGCGCGGCTACAGGCAAAGTATTACAGGTTGAATCTACTTATCTCATTATTGATAGAATTACTGGCACATTCCAAGTTGAAAATTTCAAAGTTGGTGGGACGGTAAAAGGTGTTTTAACTATCTTACCTTCTAAAGACGGTCATCCTACAGGTGTCGGTCATGCAACTGCTCTTGGATTAGTAGCGGATGATTATCGTGCCGATATTACTGCTGTAACTGGTAGTGGGGTGCTTCGCGGTGTTTGTATGTACAAAGGCGTTGCTTATGCTTTTCGAGATAATGCGGCAGGAACAGCAGTCGATATTTGGAAGTCTACCTCCACCGGATGGCAACAAATTACTTTATTCAAATCGCTACCTTTTAAAAGTTGCATATTAGATGTTCTTGATGGCGTTGTTATTAATCAAAAGAATTCTGGCGCAACGGCAACTGTTAAGCGCCAAGTAATTGAAACATCGCAAAGTTTAGATGATTTGGATGCCACCAGTGATTCTACAATTACAATGGGATTAGGCTCACATACTTTTACTACGCAAACCGGAAAAGCCTACGTTGCAGGTCAAGCAATTTTAATTACTGCAATTGCTTCGCCAACTAACTACTTGAACGGTACAATCACTTCTTATAGCACTAATCAAATTGTTATTAATATTACTGGTAAAACAGGCTCTGGCACATATAGCCAATGGGCGCTTCATTCCGATCCAATTAATTTGAGAAGCGATACCGGACGATTTATTGTTACAAACGTAACAGGCACATGGACAAATAATGCCGCTGATACTATTCGAGTGGGTATTATTGACATAGCTGTTGTGGACAGTGTGACTACTAATCCTATTACGCAAATTACCATATTACAAGGTGGTAATTATCAATTTGTTCAACATAACTTTTCAGCCGCGTCTGATGGTAAAAAACTATATGGTGCAGATTCATTAAATCGTGCCTTTGAGTTTGACGGGGATGTTTACATTCCTATTAGAACTCAAGTCACTATTGACGCTCCAACCACTATTGCAGCGGTAAACGGACAACTTGTATTATCTTATTTTGGAACAGCTTTGTTTTCAGCAGTAGGTAATCCTCATGACTTTAGAACAACAAGTTTAGGCTTTCAAGATGTTCAAGAATTCGGGGATACTATTACAGGAATGAGTCCAATTGTCGGCGGGGTTCTTGCTGTTGCGTGTCGAGATAGTTTTTGGCAAGTATCTATTGATAATCAGAGTAATTTATATAAAGCAGATTTGATTTCCCCAGATATTGGCGCAATTCATTATGGCTTAATGAATCTTGGTTCACTTTATTCATTTGATGACAAGGGAATTATTCGTATTGTACCGTCTTATGTATTCGGTGGATTTGAACATGATACCGTTAGCCGAACTATCCAACCTGTAATTGATCGTTTCCGAGAAAAAATTGTTGCTACTGCTATTTATAAAAGCAAAAATCAAGTAAGGTTTTATGCAAATGATGGTACAGGTATTATCATGACAATGAGCGCAGGCACCAGTCAAACAGGCGCGGCAACTACCGGTCATGATTTTTCAGAATTAACTTATCCAATTAATGTGAGTTATGCGTGGAACGGTGAGGACGCCAGTGGTCGAGATATTGTTTTACTTGGTGACGAAGATGGGTACGTTTATGTGGCTAATACCGGATCATCTTTTGATGGCGAACCTATTCAAGCCTATATCAGAACAGCGTTTAATAATGTAAAATCACCCTCAGCAATTAAACGATTTAGAAAACTTGAAGTTGAACTTTCAACCGTAGGTTACTCATATATTCGTTTTAATCCAGAATTTTCTTATGCTGATCCAAGTATCGCCACCCATTTTCTTAAATATGAAGAACTACAAGGTGCTGGCGGTTACTGGGATGAAGCTATTTGGAATGAATTTTATTACGATGGGAAGATAGTTTCCCAACCAGAAATACGCATACAAGGAAGTGGAACAAATATTGGTTTAGTCGTTTTTTCTAATACGGCTATTGATTTAGGACATAATTTATCGGGTGTTGTGCTTCATTACACACCTAGAAAACTAAATAGATAACAGGATAATAAAATGGCAACTAGGGCGGAAACTAAGAAAAATTATATAGACTTTGCAAGAACCCAATTGCAAAATGTACCATCTACTCAAGAGATTGCGGCATCTTATGGTATAGGATTAGATGGGGCATTAGTAATACAAAAGGCAATGCAAGCTCAACAAGACGGCTATATCGCAGCAATAGCGCAATATGATAACGAAACACAAGCTCCGGTAAACACTCTTTCAAATCCACCTGTAACTGCACTTTCAACCGCATCAGCAACTGAGCTTTCAAATACACCTGTAACAACCACGCCTGTAACTACACCTGTAACTGCACCTGCGCCTACAACAGTCACACCTGTAACTGCACTTTCAACCGCATCAGCAACTGAGCTTTCAAATACACCTGTAACAACCACGCCTGTAACTACACCTGTAACTGCACCTGCGCCTACAACAGTCACACCTGTAACTGTAACTGCACCTGCGCCTACAACAGCTACGCCTAATTTAGGAGTAACTTCACCACAAGGTATCACTACTCAGCAATTAAATTCAGCATTACAGGCTCAACAAGCAGCTAGTTCTAAAGCGTATAATGACGCATTACAAGCCAATCAAACTGCTTTAACCACTCAAAATGCTAATTTTTTAAAAAACTGGGATACCAATGTAAGTTCATTAAAATCCGATATTCTTAGTGGGGTGGATGCTAAGAACAAAGAGTTTGGGACACAGGCAACGCAAGGGTTTATGGACGCCTTTAAGAATTTCCAAATCCCCACTAACCAGCAAAACGGTGTTAATATGGGTAATTATAATGACAATAGAAATGCCGCTGCTGACCAATGGTGGTCGCAATATGTTACTGGACGGAGATAAATAAATGGCGACTATCAAATATACAGATATGGCTAAACCACTAGAATCAGAGTTTACCTATTGGAATACAGGGTTTAACAAACCTATGTACGACTCTTGGATGAATGCTTTTAATAGCAGCAGTACCCACCCAGACGCAGTAGCATATAGAGCTAAACAGTATTCAGACAAATACGCATCAGTTGTAAACCCCGATGGCACACCTGTTTTTGATTCAACATTTTATAATGGTCTTGCAACAGGCACTATTCCTCAAACTGTTGCGGATACGCAAGTAAAAAATTGGGCGACAGATTTATTAGCAAAAGACCCTAATATTAATTGGAATTTATCTGGAGGCGCAAATGAGCAAAACAAAACTTTTGTTGCCGAAAGAAATAAATTATTAGCTGATTTGCCATCCAATCGGAATTATGTTAATTATAATAAATCGAAAATTGAGGCGGATAAAGTTAATGCTGATGCGGTAATTGCGGCTGCGGCTGCCAAAGCTAAGGCTGACGCTGATGCTAAAGCCATGTTAGACGCAGATATTGCAACTAGTGCTGCTGAAGTTAAACAAAAAGAAGCAGATGACTTAGCTTATAAAAATAAATGGGATGCGATATATGGCAATATTGATACAGCTAAAGCTGAAAAAATTGCCAATATTAATACCGCTCCAACTGGCGCATTACCAACTGGCGATGTAAAAGCATTATCAACTGCTCCAACTGGTGCATTATCAACCGCTCCAACTGGTGCATTATCAACCGCTCCAACTGGTGCATTGGCAACTGCTCCAACTGGTGCATTGGCAACTGCTCCAACTGGAATGTTAAATTCAACTATCCCCTCTAAATGGGATGCGATATATGCCGGTATTAGTAGTGATGCAACTGCTGAACTAACTAAGATTAATACACCTTCTATTGGTGCATTATCAACAGGTGATGTAAAAGCATTATCAACTGCTCCGACTGGTGCATTATCAACTGCTCCAACTGGTGCATTATCAACTGCTCCAACTGGTGCATTATCAACCGCTCCAACTGGTGCATTATCAACTACTCCGACTGGTGCATTATCAACTACTCCGACTGGTGCATTATCAACTGCTCCGACTGGTGCATTATCAACAGGAGCTGTAAAAGCATTATCAACTGCTCCGACTGGTGCATTATCAACAGGAGCTGTAAAAGCATTATCAACTGCTCCAACTGGAATGTTAAATTCAACTATCCCCAATAAATGGGATGCGATATATAGCGGTATTGGTAGTGATGCAACTGCTGAACTAACTAAGATTACTACACCTTCTATTGGTGCATTATCAACTGCTCCAACTGGTGCATTATCAACTGCTCCGACTGGTGCATTATCAACTGCTCCGACTGGTGCATTATCAACAGGAGCTGTAAAAGCATTATCAACTGCTCCGACTGGTGCATTATCAACAGGAGCTGTAAAAGCATTATCAACTGCTCCAACTGGAATGTTAAATTCAACTATCCCCAATAAATGGGATGCGATATATAGCGGTATTGGTAGTGATGCAACTGCTGAACTAACTAAGATTACTACACCTTCTATTGGTGCATTATCAACTGCTCCAACTGGTGCATTATCAACTGCTCCGACTGGTGCATTATCAACTGCTCCGACTGGTGCATTATCAACAGGAGCTGTAAAAGCATTATCAACTGCTCCGACTGGTGCATTATCAACAGGAGCTGTAAAAGCATTATCAACTGCTCC